GCTATTCAAAGCTGACAAGTCCACGGATAGCCCCCAAATCTCGCGATTTGGATCCTGACATACTCCACTCAGTGGAGGTCCCAACACCAACGACTCGTCAAGTCGTTGAGTGATAAATAAACAAACATACATAGGCTTGTGTGTACAATGAAGCCTAGCGGTGTAGTACGGATCATGGTGGTTAGCCACTGACGTCTCTAGACTCACCCGCAGTCTCACTTCATCTTCACACTTACCTCACTACACAAATTTTATGTTTCAAAATAGCAAATGGAGCTAGAGTTTACGATAACCTGTAAACCAGGCATCAAGCTCGATCTCCATCATAACAACGGGGGCGTCCACTTCACCTAGATTGGAACCCAACACCTGAAGAACACCACATTGAGACTCCGAATCCGAAGTACCTGAGCTGTCTTTAACTGTTTGGCGCCAATCGTTATAGTACGAGTGAACTTGGACACTAAAACCAGCTTCAACCGCTGGAGTTGCAACGCATTTGTGTCTTGCGTTGGATACATCTCCGACTGCAGTGGGTGGGTTACTAATACCCGAACTGTCTGGTTCATAGTTCACTATCGCATATCCTTGCGACGTGATGGGCGAAATACCCTTCACATTCACTTTAAGATTACCGATCATGAATTTGGAGTACAATCCTCCAAAAGAGTAGATGCCTGCACAGATTGACCCAAGACCAATATAACCATCAGTGATGGTGTTATTTGTATTGAGCATAACCAAATAACTGGCTAACCCAAACGTCCTGTTCTGCGCTACAAACACTCCCCCAAACTTTGCGTGAATAACATCATCATTACTACGTAAAAACGATGGTACACGCCCCACTCCAACCATGGCCATTACTGGCCCAGATTGTGTTCCTGACACCTGTTGTCCGCGCGGCTTACGCGCTTTTTGCTTACTTTGGCTTTTCTTTTTAACCATTTTTATATTTTTCTTCTTCCTAACAATATCACCACAATATTTGTCATTAAAGACTAGAAGGGAGCAGATGAAACGTCTGATAATTCAGCATCTCTAGCAACAACGCCGGAATACTGCCAATCCTTGTAGTATTCCTCGAGTGCTTCCTGCTCATCGGGGGTTATGCCAAAAGCTACGAAGAATGAATATCGAGCCTCAGCTGATATTTCTTCATAGCGGGGGTGCAATCCTTTAGCCATCATGGTCATCCCACACTGCCATCCAACGGATTTGGTTAGTTTGCTCGGTGTTCCAGCTCTCAC